ATCACCATTCTTGACCATGTCGTACAAACATCGGAGCTGATGGCCTACGCATCCGACCGCCTGCCATCCGGGTTGTTACGTTTCAGCGCGCCGGACGGGATGCACGACGACACGGTAATGGCGTTGGCGATGGCATGGTGGGGCGCGGTATCACATTCTGCATTACCCGACCGGCAACAGAAGAAACAAAGCAACTATACAAAAGACTCAGGCGGCTGGGCGCGGAAGTACTAGGAGAAAAACATGGCGACAAAAGAACTTGGTTACACAGGATTGGCAGTATTCGCGGGACAGGTGCAAGAGGAATTCTTGCGCGAATTACGCGGCAAGGAAGGGTTAAAGCGTTATGATGAAATGCGCCGCAACTGTGCGCCGATTGCCGCGATGCTGTATTATCACGAAATGGCGGTGCGTAAAGTCTCATGGAATTTTGTGTCTGACATTGATAATGACCCGCGTGTTGAATTCCTTGACGAAGCCCGCGCCGCCATGAGTCAATCATGGAATGATGCTATCAGTGAATGGTTGACATTCATTTGGGCGGGGTTCTCGATTTCATATCCCACATACAAGCGCGATAAAAACAACCATCTTGTATGGGACTGCTTCTCCCCGCGCAAGCAGTCTACCGTTTTTCAGTGGATACTCAATTATCCCGGCACGGAAGGATACGACAGCAAAAAGCGCAACGGTGAAATACTTGGATTTGTTCAACAAGGGCCTCCATCGTATGAGACTGTTGTTATCCCCATCGAAAAAGTGATTCACTTTCGCACCAAGGTCGAGAACGGCAACCCAGAAGGCATTAGTCTTTTGCGCTCCGCATGGGTGCCGTATTATTACATGAAAAACCTGATGGCGATTGAAGCGATAGGGTACGAGCGCGACGCTAACGGTATGCTGGTAATCCACATGCCTGCTGGCGCTAACATGAACCCCGACGACCCAAACAGTGATTACAGCAAGGCGGCGGAAGTGGGGCGCAATGTCCGCAATGACGAACAAGGCGCATTGATAGAACCGGACGGGTGGGAGTTCAAATTATTGTCAGGCGCGGGCAAGTCGTTTGCCGAAATGAGTGAGGCGATTGTCAGGTACTCCAAATGGGCGACGATGGCAACACTATCGCAGTTCATTATGCTCGGACAGGATAGTGTCGGTTCTTACAGCCTATCAACGGACATGACCAACTTGGCTGAGATGGTGGTTAACGCTACTGCTGATATTGTCGCCGAGACTTTCACGAAGCAGGAATTATCACGCATCTTGCGCATGAATGGATTTGACCCCGACGGCGTGCGCCTTGAACATTCCCCCGCTGGTGACACCGATGTCGCCATGTTTGCTGACTTCCTGCAAAAAGCAGGTGACAAAATTACATGGGACGCCGGCGATGAAATGTGGTTGCGCCAAATGGTGGGGATGCCTGAGAAGTCACTGGAGCAATTGGAACAGGCACACGAAGAACAGGAACGCGCGGCAAACCGTAAAATGTTTATGCCACGCGGTGAACAGACTGCGCAAGATGTTGAGGAAAATTCAGCGGTGTTATATTCGACCGATAAACCAGATGACGAGCGCAAGCGTAGGAAGATAGAGAATCAGTGGAATGACGCCCTGTACAAATTCCAGCAAAAACAAATGCGGCGCGTTTTGGAAAGCGCAAAAACTTTACGGGGTGGTTAATGTCTAACAATCCATTTGACGCGCAATACTGGGAAGAGGAACAGGACGAATTGTACGATATTATGCTGCCGTTCTTTCTGCTCGCGTTATGGGGCGGCATTGATGGCGGCACGGACGCGCTACCTAGCAACTTGCAACCGCTGGTTAATCTTGATAACCTGAATCAGGCCGCGCTTGAGTATGTCAAGGATTATCGCTTCACGTATATTCGAGACATCACCGACACAACCCGCAAGCAGACCCAAAAGGCAATAAGTGACTGGATATTGTCAGGCAACCCGTTGCCGGTATTGGAAAAGACATTGTCAACGATATACGGCGAATCACGGGCGGCGCGAATTGCCGCAACTGAAACAACGCGGGCGTTCGCGCAAGGCAACATGGCGGCATGGGAAAGCACAGGGTTTATCCGCTCCGCTGTATGGATGACATCGCAAGATGAAAGGGTCTGTGTTATTTGCGCCGAACATGAAGGCGAGCATGTGGGTATTGGTGACATTGACGCCGCGCCGCCAAATAGCAGTCACGTTGGATGCCGGTGCTGGCTGCAACCGGAAGTTGACGAAAAACTTGTTGATGAAATTGTAAAGGGTATATTAAACCAATGAGCGCAACTGTTGAAGTGCATGGACTTGATGAATTACTGGCGCGTATGAAAGCGTTCCCGCAAAAACTAACGGAATCACAGGCTGCGGTTATGTCCGCTTCTTTGAATGCCATTTGGGAAAAAGTGCCGCCGTACCCGCAACAACCTGCTGGGAGTAGCTACAGACGCACAGGCACACTAGGGCGCTCATTGGGTGCGGGCGGTAACGGCGAAGGCGGCGGGACTGGTGGCAAGCCGTCAATTTACAGAATATCGAAACTAGGCACTGGCATGGTTGGCACGTTTGGCACTAACGTAAAATACGCAGAGTATGTCATCGGTGAAAATCAAGCCGGGATGCACTCATCAAATTGGTGGAAGTTGACTGACGCATTGAATCGCGCCGCCGATAAAATTAACCGGTTATGGAATGACTTTGCAAATAATCTTGCCGCGTTTTTGGATGGTGGAAAATGACCCTGCCATTATTTGACATCCAATTGACCCGTGAATATCTTATGCGTGAGCGTGAGGCGTATCTGGCGATGGTGGATAACATTGAACGTATTTTAGAAATCGAACCACGTACATCTGAACTGCGCAAAGAGGCAAGAGAGAAACACAAGTTGAAAACTGTGGTAGAATTGCCGCAAGCAACTGAATAATTTTTGGCAGTCCCAAAGGAACGCCGCGCAACCTATGTATAGGATAAGCGCGGCGGTTTTTGTTTATGAATAGTATTGTCTTTCAAGAGTTTGTCAACACCAAGGCGGGCGAACCATACCGCCTGTTTCCGTTTGGGAAGATTGTCAAGGGCGGCAAAGTGCGCGAGATAACGCCGGAATATGCCGCGACAATCAAACTCCCCCACTTCAAGCCCGCAATCAAACTTGGCAGTCACGAAGATGCGACGCCAGCGGGCGGGCACATCATAGGTTTGGAAGTACGCGCCGATGGATTGTATGCAGTGCCTGAGTTCAACGACAAAGGCGCGGCGGCACTCCATGACGGTGCATACCGCTACCATTCACCAGAGATAATCTGGGAGGGTGGCTTGGAAGACCCACAAGGCGGCGTGATAAACGCCCCGCTGATTGTGGGTGACGCGCTATTACACACCCCGCATCTTGGCGAGGCGACGGCGATGTATAGCATCGCTCCCATTTTGGAAAAGAAACAGGAAGTCAAAGTGGAAACGGTTGAAAAAATCGTTGAGCCTGAAGACTATACTGCTGTCAAGACCGAACTGGAGCAGTATCGCGCCGAAACCGCCCGCATGAAGGCGGAGGCCGAACACAAAGAGCGCGTGAGTAAATTCAACGCCGACCTTGCCGAAACCAAAGCAGACCCAACACTTGCAGAATTGCTTGCCGGTCTGCCTGCTGAATCGGCGGAGGCGGTGATGAAACAATTCCGCGCGTTGTCAGAACAGATTAAAGAATCAAACTTGACCGGCGAACAGGGAACACCTGCTGAGGCGTCAATTGAAGACCCAAAAGCAGCGTTCAATGCCGCCGTGTTGAACATCGTCAAGGATAAGAAAATTTCGTACACCGAAGCATTCGAGTCCGCTAAACTCTCGCACGCTGATTTATTCAAGTCGGCGTTCAAGAAATAGGAGTAATAACACATGACCGCATCTGGTTCATACGATACGTTTTTCAACCTCAAAGCCAATAGCACAGGGCTTGCCTCAAAGCAGTATACTTTTGTGCGCTTGGCCTCAACCGCCGGACAGGTTGTCACCGCCGCCGCGTTGAATAGCACGACCGCCCTCACCTTTGGGCCGGTGGGCATCCTTATGAATGCCCCTGCTGGCAATGAAGAGGCGGAAGTCGCTTTCGCTGGCATCGCAAAGCTGAAAGTTTCCACCTCCACGCTTATCGTTGGCGACCATATCGCCAGTGACGCCAGCGGATTGGGCGCGGAAGCGGCACGCACAGACAACACCGCATTTGTAGCGGTTGCTTTGCAGGCTTCATCGGCTGCGAATGACATCATCACCGTGCTGCTCAATGGCGGCTCGAACATTCAACGCACCTAACACGGGAGAATTAAACAATGGCACAACCTACTCATTCAGAAGTACAGGTCGTTGATCCTGTTCTTACCAATTTGCTTGTTGGATACAATCAAGCAGACGAACGCTTTGTTGCTACAAAAGCGTTTCCGCTGGTGATGACTGAAAAACAGTCTTTCACCTATTACACATTTACCAAAAAATACTGGTTTGCTGACGAACTGAAGTCACGTGCCCCCAGCGCGGCCTTTTCCCGTGGTGGGTATGGCGTCACATCGGCAACCGGGTACGCCAATACTTTCGGTTTGGAGCATACCATTGCCGCCGAAGTGCGGGCGAATAATCAAGCGCCGCTTGAACTTGAACAGGCGGGACTGCGCTGGTTATCGCAGAATAGTCTCATCCGCCGCGAACGCGCTTTCTCGACCGACTTCATGGTGACGGGCGTTTGGGGTACGGACGATAACAATGCCGCAACCGACTGGGATTCGACCGGCTCGCCTGTTGATGACATCCTCACCGCCAAAATGACGATTAGCAATAACACTGGTTTTGATGCTAATTCGATGGTCGTTGGATACATCACACACAAGGGCATCCTTGGCAACACCAACATTGCCGACCGCATCCGCTATGTACAAGGCGCGGGCATTCAGACCATTGAGTCCGCTTTGCTGTCGATCCTTGGCATCCAGAATTACTGGGTAAGCAAGGCGTCGTATAACAGCGCGAACGAAGGGCAGTCAGGCACATACGCCGCCATCATTGATGATGACGCGCTGGTATTCTCTGTCACTCCGACCCCCGGCATCCTCTCGCCTTCCGCTGGATTTACCTTTGCTTGGCAGGGTGGTGGTGGCAATGGTACTGTAAGCATGTACGCCGAACCGCAGACCAAGAGCGATGTACTGCAACACTCCGAAGCATGGGATCAGAAAGTTGTTGCTTCTGATCTTGGTTACTTCTTCGCTGACATCGTATAACACACAGAC